ACCCACTGTTGCGGGTCACCACCACCGACGGCGCGTCGTTCACCGCGACGGCGGGTCACCGGGTTCTGACAGCGCGGGGCTGGGTGCCTGTCGGCGCCCTCCTCGCCGGCGATTCGCTTCGAGGATGCGCGCCTTCCCCTCGGGCGACCACGCCGGACACCGGCCCGCGAGCTCGTGGCGCAGGTGGTCCCCGTTCGACGCGAACATCTCCAAGTTCTCCGGGCTGTTGTTCGCCGGGTTGCCGTCGATGTGGTGAACGACCTCCGTCCGAGTCAGTGGACGGCCTAGAGCCGCCTCCATCACCAGCCGGTGCTCGCGGACGTACCCGCCACTGTTCGCGCTCGGATGGTCGGGGTTGTGAACCAGGATGTAACCGTGCTTGTCGACGATGCGACCACCGCGCCAGTCCGGATGGCCAGCACCACCCCGCGGCCCGCGACGCTGGACCCGAATCCCCGCCGATCGACACAGGCGCGAGATGTGCTGATCTGTCGTCCCGACCTGCTCCGCGACCCACCGATGGGTGCGGCCTTCCTCCTCGACCCACCGCCGGATATCCTCCAGCGGCCACTCCCGAGCGACTCGACCACGCGGCATCGTTCACCTCTGTTGCCACCCTAACGCCCGCGCGCATTGATTGCCACTTTGATCTGTTCGTCCCGGTGCTGCACAACTACGTGGCGGCTGGGGTCGTTCACCACAACAGCGGCAAGAGTGAGCTTGGAGCGCAACTAGACGTCGCCTACGCCCTCGGCGGCGACCACCCCGACGTCATCCGGTGGGCGCGCCGGAACGGCCTCGACCACCGCCACATCCCGAGCGGCCCGGGCCGCGTGTGCTCGAGCGCGCTGACCAACAGCGACAGCCGCCGCTACCTCCGCCCGAAGGTCGCGCGCTACCTGCCGGCCGGCACGACCTGGCGCAACCGCGAGGGGCAGGGCGAGGCCGAGTGTGTGCTGCCGGGCGGCGGCGTGATCGTGTTCAAGTCCGTCGACCAGGGCCGCGAGGGCTACCAGGGCGACTCCTTCCGGCTCATGCGCTTCGACGAGGAGCCGTCGTTGCCCGTCGTCGAAGAGGGCGAGATGCGCCTCGCCGACCAGCGCGGGCGCACCATCCACACGATGACCCCGCTGTCGGGGTGGACCGACCTGCTCGACCGGATGATCCGCGACCAGCGGCCCGACGTCTCGACGACGTGGCTGCACGGCACCGACAACCCGCACGTCCCCGCCGACGAGCTGTCGGCCATCCTCTCGCGCTACGGCGTCCACATGCAGGCGGCCCGAGGGCGCGGCGAGATCACGGCGCTGGAGGGGCGCGTGTGGGACGGGTGGCGACGGGACCTCCACGTCCGCGCGTTCGGTGCGCCGCCGGTCGAGTGGCGGCGCAAGCTCTCGATCGACTGGGGTACGTCGGTCCCCACGCACATGCTGATCAGCGCGTACGACGCGAGCAGCGATACCCTCTACGTCCTCGACGAGTGGCAGGCGACGCAGACCACGATCACCCAGCGAGTCGAGGCCATCCGCCGCCTCGAGGCCGAGCACGGGGCGTGCGACATCCGCTGGGCTGACCCGGAGGACGCGTCGACGTCGCACACGATCATCCGCGAGCACGGGATCGCGCTGACGAGCGCCCGGAAAGACGTCATCATGGGGATCAACGCCGTCGCCTCGCGGCTCGCCCCCGACGCGCTCGGCGTGCCTCACCTCGTCGTCCACCCACGGTGCCGCGTCCTCATCCGCCAGGTCGAGGGCTACGTGTGGGCCTCGACCGCGAAGCGCGACGCGCCGGTCAAGGTCGACGACCACGGCTGCGACGCGCTCCGCTACCTCGTCGTCGGCGTCAACCGGTCGCACCGCGTTGGCGTCGCCGAGGTCTGACGTGCTACCCTCACCCTTGGAGGCTCCGATGTCGATGACCGTCCACCCTCGCGAGACGCGGCCCCACCGCTCCACGCGCCGCGACCCGCCCCACGACGTGGGCGAGGCCGCGCAGGACGCGCGATGCTGGGCGCGGCTCCAGGGCCCCGCGCGGCTCCCGGCGCAGGACGAGCTGATCCGGATGGCGTCGACTGCGTCGGAGCCCGAGTGGCGCGCGTTCCTCGCGAGATACGGCATCATCGACGGGCCCGCCCGGCACGTCGTGCGTGACGGCGACATCGTCGAGGTGGCGTCCGGGGCAAAGTGGTCGCTGCGCGAGACTGCCCGTGGGTGAGCGCACCGCCGGCATGATGC